TGCCTCGCCTACCGTTGACATATCCTCCGGCATTGTGCCGAAAACATTATCCGCAGACTTTGTCAACCCCTCAAGTGCCTTTCCGGTTGCTCCGGTCTTTGTCACTATGGTGTCATATCCCTCGTCGAGTTCTTTGAACGCTGCAATAGATGCTGCACCAATGCCCGCAATTCCGGCAGAGACAACCGACATTTTCTTTCCGAAACTTTCCATCTTTGTTCCCGCCGTATCGCAAGCGGTCGCAAATTTTTCAAGTTTATTATCTTTCAACTGGTCATTAACGTTTTTTAGTTCTGCCTCCATGTTCATGAGAGCAGTTTTTGACTTTTCCGTCTTTACTGTCTGATTTGCAAGTGCGGTCTCTGTCTTTCCGATTGCTGTCTCATTTGCAGTAAACTCTTTCTCTAACTTGTCAAGTTCCTCTTTGAGTGCCTTTGACTGTTCGGAGTTCTTTCCGGTCTCTGCTGTCGATTTCTCATAAGCCTCTTTTGCAGCATCAATCTTTGTTTTGAGTTCCTCTTGCTTTGTCTTTTGGTCTGACAGTTTCTTTGTCAACTTCTCCTGCTGCTCACTGTTCAATTTCACGATGTTTTTCTGCACCGTGATTTTTTGAGTGAGCGATTCGGCTTTTGCCTTGAGGCTGTCTGTTTCTGACCCGAACAACTTTGCTTTCGTCGCTGCCGTCGTATATTCCGCAGACAAGACTTTCATCTGCGATGCTGCTGATTTCATTTGCGATTGATAACTGCTCGAATCTGCCGATATTTTGACGCTTGTATAAGCCATTCGGTCGCCTCCTCTCTTACTGATTTTCGTTGATTGTATCTAATTCAAATTTTAAGTAGTCCAACAACGTGACAATGTTCTCTTTCATGCATTGACTGTATGAGTTTTTCAATAGCCGAATCGCAATTTTTACAACACGGTCAACAATTTCCCCGCAGACTTTCCATTGATTTTCCTCCGGTTGTTCATCCTCGTCCTCATATCCATTTTCACGGTCATAGTCATCGAATGCGGATGCCTCTTTTTCCACCTGCTCAACCTCGACGATGTTCAGCATCTTCTCTGCAACAATATTCTGCATGATGAAATGAACCGTCTTGATTGCCGTCAGAAATTCAACTGCATCAATCTCCCCGACTGCTGCAAGCGACAATTCATTCCCGAACATCTCCTGCATTATCTTTTTGTTGAAAAACATCACGCCGGAGAATTTCTCCGTGTCATTCTTTTCCATGAGACTGATATATTTTTTATACTGTTCTACCGTTACGGAATTGATGAAAAGTCTCTCACCTCTGCAAGTGACCTCGATTTCCGGTATCACTTGCCACTCTGAAAATTTTTCTCGATGTTCTCCATTCTCTTGGTGAGTTCGTCTGCAATTCCCATGTCGATGAACTGGAACTCAAGAATTAAACCTGCTGCATCAAGTCCGGTCTCCGGATTCTTTAATTCCTCAACGGTGAACTGGTCTCCGTATGCTTTGCAGATAAAAAGACCCATCGCCTCAATGTCCTGCTTTGAATACCTCTGTTTTGCGTCGACAACCTCTGCAAGTTCGAGATATTCCGTGTATGTGTCGATTGACATTTTCGGCATTGTAAACTCTTTGTTGTTGACTATAATTTTTCTTTTCATGATTTATCCTCCTGTTATATGCCCTCTTATTAGCCTAAACCGCCGTTTTTCTCCTGCACTTTGCTGAACCATGCCTTGATTGCCTCTGCTGCCTTTGTGTCTCCGGAAACGAGGTTTGATTCGTCGACCGAAATCTCATACGCATTGTCAAGACTTCTCTCATAGAATGAACCCTTGATACTCTTTGTTGTCGGAGACAATTTGCCCTCTTTTGTGCTTGCCTCCTCACTGATACCCTCTGCAAACTTTCCGGCGTATAACCATTTGAAATCATACTTTCCGTTGAGTTTTCTTTCTCTCCATCCGACAGCGACCTCCGGTGCTTTGTCATCCGCAGTCTTTACAAGAAAACCGTTCTCATATAACTGACCGAAAAGAATCTGTCTGTCCTGTGGTGCAAGTGCATTGACCTCAAGTTCGATTTCTGTTCCCTCATAGGAATTGATGACTTCCTCTGTTCCATCGTCAGAGTAAATCTTTTCGGAACTCCACTTTTCGTCAACCTTTGCTTTGATTGCTCTTGCCAGTTTGACCGGAGTTTCTGCAACGTATGCTTTCGCATCGTTCTGTGTGAGTTTTGCGATGTAGAAATCTCTACAACCGCAAGTTCTACTCCTCACAATCTTCTGTTCTGTGTCGCTAACCTGTGTTACTGTTTCGCTCATGTCTATTCCTCCGTTTCATAGAATTTTGAAAACCTTTGTGCTTTCATATAGATTCCGTCCTCCGGCTTTGAATCGTCTCCATTCCTGCCGTCAAACGAGAAATCATTTGCTTTCATGAGTGACTTGATTTCCCTCGCAAGTTCAACCTCGTCACTCTCTGAAAATATAGTGACCTGCACTGACAGCGTCACTCCCTCTGCATCGTCGTCCGAATAATTCTCGTCGTTCTCGCCCAAATCCCACAAGGTCACATGTTTGTCATGGATGTTTTTGTCATACCATCCTTGCATCACAATGATTTTCCTGTCTGATATTGGTTTTAATGCGTCGGATGCATCTTTGATGATGTCCGGACTGCTGCTCATGCTCTCACCTCATTTCAATGTGTTGTCTAAATAGGATTGATATTCCTGTTCTGCGATTTTTTGCAGTTCCGCATCTGCCTCACGCCCTGTTGCATAGATAAATTCTTGAGGCGGGCGATAGATAGTTCCCCAGTTTATGAATTTCACATAAAAATGTTCGCTGTTGTCCGACTTTTCCCATCCAACATCCGCAGACGCTCCGGTGTCTTTCACCTTGACCGCTCCCAGTGGTATGCTGTCCGCTGCATGTGATGTCACGGATGACTTTGAACCAAATCCTCGACCGGACAATTTAATGTCCGCAGATTTCGGAATCTTACCGGACATGATGTTTTTCACGACTGGTTCGCTTTGCTTGACAATCTTTTGATTGACCTCTTTTATGTCCTCGTCGCTTGCTGCGTCCTCAAATGCTTTCATAAGTTCTTTCAAACCTTGAAATTCCATCTCAATTTTCACTGCATCACCTCCGGTGTCAGATTATGACACTATGCTCCCGCTCTGCATTTCAACTGATATTTCCTGTCGTCTGTGAACATCGGACACGCATCATATATCTTGAACTCAATGCCTTTATACACTGCATAGAACTCTTTCAGATTCAATCTGATTTCCTCCATCTTGTCGCAGGCTCTCGTTTCAAACACAATCGTGTTCTCAAGACCTATCTGCAAGGCATTGTATTTCTCGTTTGTTCCCAAACTCTTGACATCGCACCAACATGAGAAAAATTCCTGTTCCTCTTGCTGCCGTCTGCCATCAACAACGCTTGTTGTCTTACGAATTATCTTGATTCTCCTCGTCATTCTGCTGCACCTCCGTATATTTCTTTCAGTAACATGGAGGAAACGGCAGCGGATAGCGTTTTTGTGTCGCTCCGGTACTTGTCACGGTTGTCGTACAGTTCTTTCACGGACATAAATGCAAGCAGTTTTTGACGGCTTGTGAGGTTGTTCCGGTCGAAATTCGGAATCAGTTCCGTCATTTCATCCAGTGTCGTGTCAAGCATCAATTCAAGGATTTCAATGTCGTCATCATAGTCGATGTGACAATATATCTTGCATGTAGCAATCAGACCGCCTCTGTACTTCTCTTTTTCTTCATCCGTCATGTTCTCACCTGCTTTCAATTAGCAGGACGGATTCACCGCCCTGCTGCCATATTACCCGTTGATAACTTCTGTAATCTGACCCTTGATGACTGCTCCCTTGTCGACAGGCTGCACATCGAAACGGTCACGCACTTTGATTCCGGTCATGTCTTTATCCCACAAACCTGCACCCTTGTCATTGAGGTCGATTGTGAGGACATTTCTGTCAAAGAGTGTGACTGCCTCTTTTAAGTCACCGCAGAAAATAGGATGCTTGTACCCGTCGATTGTGTGACCATCGGTGTTCATAATCTTCTCGGATGCAAGAGTTTTCTTTGATAATTTGATGATAGGATATTCACCGAAAAGCATCTTTCCCTTTGTCTGCTGTGTCGGGTCTTTCTGTAAAATATAGTTGCCGTCTTTATCCTTTAACTTGTCAAGGTAGTTGAAACCGTTCTGATTTGTGATAACAACTGCATTGTCAGCGATTGCAGGGTCTAACTGCTCATTGAAAATGTCCTTGAGGCTGTCAAGGTTCTCGACTGTGACCTCTTTCCCTTTTGTCATCTCATTGAGTACCTTGAGAATCATTGCGTTACGGGTTGCCTTTGTTTTCTTGGCAATCCATTTGTTGATGTATGCCATGATGTTGGATGCTGTGTCCTCAAGTAACTCTGCTGTCATCTTGAGGATTCCACCCTTTTTCTTTACCTTGTACTCAATCGGTAAAAATTCCGGTTCGTCCATCTCCGGAAAATCCGCAGCCTCGTCAACATTGTCAAATGGTGTTGATTCTGCATCAACCTCAATGTTTCGTGTTCCTGTCTTAGTTGTTACGCCCTCGACATTGACATACTGTTCAAGGTTGTCGGATGAACGACGCAACTCGATGATGTCTGTTCTGATGTCCTCCGGAACGGTGACACCGATTCCCATTTCATCATCGTCTCCCTTTGTGGTGTCTGTGCTTAACGCATCCTTGTACACCTTGACATCTCCCTCGTCCGGTTCTCTCTTTAAGAATCCGCACTTGACAATATTGACGAACGCTTTCACGAGGTTTTTCTTGTCTGCTTTTGCCCCGATGGTCTTTGCTGTTCCCGTCGCCACCTTGTCCTCGATCTCCTCATGTTCCTCCTCGTCCAAATCGAACAGGAGGTCAAACTTTTCCTGTAACTCTTTGAGTTCCTCTTTTGCTGCCTTTGCCTTGTCGAGTTTTCCATCGTTCACAAGGCTCTTGACTTCATTTTTCTTGTCGTTAATCTGCTTTAATAACTTCTGTAATTCCTTATTCATGACTTTCTGTCCTCCATTTCTTACATACCATAAAGGTATAAATCATCAAGAATCTGCTGCTTTTCTGCCTCGATTCTCTGTTTCTCTGCCTCTGCTGCTGCATTGTTCCGGTTTTCCAATTCCGCAATTACCGCATCGACAATGTCCTTTGTGTCGATTCCCTTGAGTGCCTCCGGAATATTGTTGTATTTCTCGAAAAAGTCAGATGCACACGCTGCAACTGCTGCCTTTTCCTCGATTTCAACATTGAAATACTGTTGCATCTTCTTACTGTCGAACCATGTCTCATTGCTCATGAGAGATTGAATTTTGTCTCTTGTGACACCCTCCTGCACATGTTCCATGTAGACATCAAGAATTGAATCCTCGCAGAGATTCAACTGCTTTATGACTGCCTTGAAATCGTCTGCGTTTCCGTATGCCATGCATAACGGTTTGTGAATCATCGCTTGAGCACCTGTTGCGAAATGCAGTTCGTCACATGCAAACATGATGACTGATGCAATGGATGCAGCCATTCCGTCAACATATCCGACTTTGTGTCCGTCATATCGCTTTAACTGGTTGTAGATTGCCAGTCCTGCAAATACATCTCCACCGCCGGAATTGAAATAGATGTCAATGTCCTCATATCCATCTAACTGGTTGAGGAAATCTGCGATGTCCTGCGGACATCTGTCCTCCTCATACCACATAGATTCCCATGTCGCTGATACAATGTCACCGTAGAAATACAAGGAACATCTGCTCTGCTCCTCGTCCTGCTCTAAATCCAAATAGCCGACATTTTCAACTTTTCCGCTGCGTTTATTCTTTTTTGTGAAATCAAAACGTCTTTTCTTTGCCATGCTTATTCACCTCCCTCCTCGTCAGTCTCGTCCTCTGCCGTGTCGGTTTCGTCCGGTTCTGTTGCTGTGTCCGGCTGCTCTGTGTCCGGCTCTGTTTCTTTCTCCGGTTGCTCCGGTTCATCGGTGTTCTCCTGCTCGGATTCACCTTTCAAATATGCTGCACCCGCCATCGTCAACGGTACGATGCTACCGTTCGCAAGTAGGACATCGCCTCCCTCCGCATCTTCCATGTCGAGTTTACGTCTTGCCTCATTCGGTTTGATAATCGTTCCATTGACACCGTTTCTCAAATACTCCATCTGCGTTTTTGAATCGGTGCGGAACAATACCTTTTCGTTGAATTTGTAATAATATCCGTCGTCTGTATCTTCATCCGGTAGCATTTTGAAATTGATTTCCTCCTCATACTGCTTGATGATGAACAGTTCCGTGTCGACGTAGAATGATAACTGCTGCATCTCGCTATTGCTATATGACGACTTTGAATAATCGTTGATTTGATTCGGTTTCACTCCGAACGCTCCGGCGATTTGCAAGGCGTTATATTTTTTCAGTTCAAAGAACTGTGAATCAGTCAGTTTGATGTCAAGAGGTGTGAGTTTCATTCCTAACGGAACAGGCAGGATTTTTCCTGTGTTCTTTGCTCCACTGCCGAACTCCTCAAACGACTTGACAAGTGCTGCTTTTGCCTTTTCGTTCAATTCTCCGGTATATTCAAGAGTTGCCTTTGCTGTCAGACCGCTCTCATACAGATTATTCATGAACGCCTGTGATTCGGATGCACCTGCAACCGTGTCTCTTAATATCTGTTGCACTGGTAGTCCTGTGATTCCGTCAAAACTGAAAGATGTCTTGAAATGCATCACCTCGTCTGTACTGAACACATATTGACGACCTGATGTCGGGTCTGTGTAGACGTACCACAAACGCCCCACTCCTGCGAATATCCCTGCATCATCAACGACTATCTGCACACAATTTGACTGCATGACCCACAAATCAACGATTTTTATTTCACCGCCGAATTTCTTTCGGTCAAACTTCTTTCTCATATACACATAGCCGTTTCCGTAATGGTTGCGGTTGATTTCAACCGTGTTCCAAAATGTTGTTGGTGTCATGAACGGATTCGGTCTTTTTGAGAGCAGTTTTGATGTATCTGTCGCCTCTGCCTCAATGATTCCCTTGTCCGTTTTCTGATAATATTTGATAGGCATTTTTGCAAGGGTTTCTGACAGCATCTTGAGACATGTGAAATATGTGACCTCTGATGTCGGTTTCCCTTTTCTTTTCAGTCCTATTCGCTCAAGGAACGACGGTGAGTTCAATGTCATTTTCCCTCCGTCGTTCTGTGGTTCGCCTCTCCACCAATTTGAAATTTTTACTCCCAATCTCTGAAACGGATTCATTTATTTCTCACCGCCTTTCTTCATGTATTTTTCATATTGCTCAAGCCATTCATTGACAGTTTCATTCACATCCGGACGGTATTCCTCTTTCATTGCGTGTTTCCATGCGTCGATGATAGCGTCAATCGGGTCGATTCGTTCTGTCGTAATGTCTTTGTCAATCTTTATTTCACCGTAATTGTTTGAAATGGTCTTTGCATTCGCAATCGACCAAACAAGCAGGCTGTCAACCGGAACAACTATCTTGTTGCCCTCTTTTCCGACTTCCATTCCCTCAATCTCCACATTGCCCGCAAGAATCTCAAGTCTGAAATCAACGGTCGCATCGTTCAATTCTTTTGCTGTCTGTGTGACAGAGATTGAATCGAATCCCATCGCCTCAAGGTCTGACAGGAACGCCGATGCGTTGTGCGGGTCGTAACAAATCAACTGCGGTTTGAGGTTGTATTCCCTCACTAAATCCTCAAGGTATCTGATGATGTATTTGTAATCTGTCTTGATTCCTCCCAGTGTTTCCGTTACCGTCACAAGACCTTTTTCAATCCATACGTCGTATGGTACTTTGTCAGTCTTGATGTGTTCATCCACCCTTGAGGACGGGATGAACGAATGTGTGTGAACAAAATATTTTTTCGTGTCCTCCACCATGAACGGAATCACGATTGCGATTGATGTCAAGTCTCCTCCGGATGACAAGTCAACGCCAACATAGCACTTTGACCCTCTGAAATCCTTGAGTGATTTCAAAACTGCACATGCTTTCCATGATGCAATGTCCTTGATATACAGCGAATTTGACCACTGCATCCACATATTCAACTGCTTTACGAGGAAATCTCTCAAGTCCTCCCCGCCCATATCACGGGCAGTGTGTGCAATCGGAATGAGGTTCTCAAGTGCGTCTCGGTCAAACTCAAGAATCGGGTTCGCTTTTATCCAGTTTTCCGGCGTGTACCTGTCGTCGTGTTCGTCCATCTGTGCGATATACACAAATTGACTGTCATTCTCGAAAACGCCCTTGAGTAGATTGCAGCAATACTCATATAACTTGTAGCACGGCGACTTGAGGTCGAATCCTGCTGTTGTAATAACCGAAATCAACGCCGACTTGAGTTTCTTGATACCACCCTCAAGCAGTTTGTACATCTGGTTTGTTTTGTGGGCGTGGTACTCGTCGACGATTCCCAAATATGCACGGTGTCCGTCGAGTGACTTTGTATCTCCGGACAATGCTTTGATTTCCGAATGCGTCAGCAGACAGTCAATCGTGTGGTTGTGGTCGTGAACCTTGAACCACTCTGACAAATCCTCGTCGGAATTGATAAATTTTGCGACCTCGTCAAAAACAATGTTTGCCTGGTCTTGCTTTGTCGCCGTACAAAATATTTTTCCGTACTTGTACCCGTCGAAATTGCCGTAATAACACGCCAAAATACCATTGATGAACGATTTTCCGTTCTGTCGTCCTAATTGCACATAAGATGTTCTGAATCGTCTGTATGACTTTTCCTTTGTTCTCCATCCATTGAGTGACCCTAAAATGAAACACTGGAACGGATATGCCGTCACATGCTCATTTTCCTCACCCTCTGCAATGGTCAATTCCTCTGCGAAATTGATGATTTCCTCCGACTTTTCAACGTCGAAATAGTATTTGTATGGTGCTGCTTTCGATTTTTCGATGTCGTCAAGATGTCGCTGACATGCAAGACGGACATATTCTCCGGCTGTTATCTTGCCCGATACAACATCAAGGGCGTATTGTGTGCAGCGGTCTTGTGTTTCTCCTGCTTTTGCCATGCCTTAATTTGCATATTTCGCAAATTTGTTCTCCGGCTTTTGCTGTTGTGGTTTCGGTACGACCAAACGGCAGCGGGAGGAAACTGTCAGTCCGAAATCTGATGCTCCTTGCCTACACTGTTTCATGCAGCGGTCTTGAATTATCATGAGACGTTCTCTTTCTCCGTTCACGACCTGTCTTGTACCGACCTGCACACGTTCTTTTTCGCCTGTGTCCGGATTTTCCCTCGTCTCATAGACTGGAACATCCTCCATCAATGGAGTTTCTCTGATTTGTTCCGTGATTTCGATGTACTGCGTTTGTGCAATGAGTAGCCTTGCCAATGCATCGCAATCAAGGTTTGAAATCAGTTTGATTTCGAGTAATTCTTTCGCAATCTTCCGGAATTGTTTCTTTTGTTCCGGTGTCAAATATGACGGAGGTCTCACTTTGTCGCATGGTGCTGTGACCTCGGCGTTTTTCCGTGCCTCAATTTCTGCTTTTGTGAGGTGTTTTCGCCCGTTCATTACAACCAAATCTGTGGGTTGTCTCTGTCCTGCCATGATGCAACAAACCTCCTTTCCGTCAGCATTTCAGTATTTTGTGTCACATTCTGACACCTCTTTCGGATATACCTTTCTACTGAAATTCCCGTGGGGAGTTTTCTCCAAGGAAAAGAGGGGGTGCGACTAAAAACGAATCGCACAAAACTTTTTTATATCCCCCTGCCTCTCGAAAGTGGTACTCAATCAGTGACCTCAACTGTTTTTGTGTTGCTCTCATACTTGCTTTGCTCTGCTTATACAGAGCAGTGATTGTGTTGTGTGTCTTATGGTTGAGAGGTATGAGGTTGAACGGATTCAATCGCTGTTCCCAGTCGTCCTCAAGTTCAATGATATGGTGAACCGGATTGCATGTGAGTAACTCATGCTCGACATATAATGCGTATATATCTATGTTGTCATAAACCTCAATGATACGTTCCCGCATTGCCCGCCATTCCTTTGATACATAGAACTCTGCTGCTCTCTCGTCTCGCCGTGTGTTGTTGTATATCATGTGTCTCGACTGCTGCCGTTGCTCACACTCCTCGCACATCTTCATTGACTGTGGAATCAACTTGCCACACCTGCATGATTTCAATAGCATCTGTGTTCTCCTCTCTTGCTGTGTTCTCCTGCTGTGTTATCCACAAGAGGCGGGCAGTTATGCACATGACTGTGTATATCCCACCCGCATATAACAGGAGGGCAAACAGGCAAGAAAAAAGCGACTGCACATCTGCAATCGCTCGTCTCAACTGTTCACGCTAACATATTATCACGTTTATTTTGTCTTTTGTTCACCCACTTTTTACCCCTGTTTTCACCCTCATTTCACCCTGTTTTCACTCCGTTTTTATCATTTTCAATCGCTTTTGCACCGAATAACTTGATTGACAACCGCTGAATCATCACCCTGCACCACTTTTTCGGTGAGTTGCGTCCGCATCCTGTCTCCCTCACTATATCCTCGTATGACATGCCCTTTATATAGACCGCCTCAAGAGTGTCGTATTTGTACCCCTCACCTGCTGCCTCTGCATCTTCCTTGAGCGATGCAAGAGCCTTTTTCAAGTGTTCAAACAGAATGACCGTCTCTGCACGGCACTCTCTGACCGATTGCAAGAACGCCTTTTCTGCTGATATGTTGTATTTGCCTATATCCGGCACTTGAGAGGTCTCTGATACTGCCTCGTTGATGTATCGTTCCATTTCACGATAATTTTCAAGATATAGCAAGGTTTTTTCAATGACCGTCTGCTCCTTTTCCTCTTTCATGCTTTTTCCTCGCTTTCTGCTTTCTTCTCATAGGCAGACCGTGCATTTTACGCCAGTTATTCGTGTTTTTGCGGTTTTCCGCATCTCTTGAACTGCTCATTTTCAAAATTGCCGTTTTTGCCTGTTGCAAAGTCGTTCCCATTTGCAAAACTGCCTCAACGAACGCCTCTGCTGTTGTTTCAATCTTCATTTCTGGTTCTTTCTGTTTTTCCGGTTTCGTGACATCCGGATTTACGGTCGCTTTGTCTGCTGCCGTCTCAATAATGCCCGAAATCTCTTTTTCCGTTTTTCCCATCGCCCGAAATCGGTCAATTATACCTTTTAAGATTCCCATATTATCACAACCCTCCTTTTCGCTTACATAAAAGGCAATTCGCCGTCGATACCGTCCGGAATGTTCATGAATCCGTCTCCTGCGTCTGAATATCCGGCATTTTCTGCCTGTTCTCCTGCTGCCCTCTTGCTTTCTGCAAATTCCTGTTCCTCAATCACAACATCCGTCGTATATACCTTTCGCCCGTCTCTGTTGGTGTATGAACCCGTCTGAATCCTGCCAGTAATAACAATTTTTGTTCCCTGTTTCAGATATTTTTCCGCAAACTCGCCGTTTTTCCCAAATGCCACGCATGAGATAAAATCTGCCGACTGTTGCCCGTCTCTTGCACCTCTCCGGTCGACTGCCAGTGTATAACGTGCCACACACATGGATTCCTGTGAACCGTTCTGCTGTGTATATCTTACATTCGGGTCTCTTGTGAGCCTACCCATCAATATGACTTTGTTCATTCTCTTTTTTTGTCCTTTCTTGAATCAATCTCTCGTATAAACGCAAATCATCCGGCGGGATGTCGAGATTCCAGTCTCTCGCAAATTCTATCCCGCCGATGAACGCCTCTTTTTCTCTATCAGTCATTTTCCCGCTGCATAACATATTCATTTTGCATTTTCTGCAATCTGACAAGTCCTTTTTTGAACTCAAGGTCATCACCATTCATGCACACATCGAATATTTTCTCATAGTCGACAATGTGTGTCTTGATGAACTCTGCCTCTGCTGCCGTCCTGCTCTCATTGATGAACATTCCCTTGACTGCCTCTTTTATCATTTCACAATGGGTCTGTTCCTCCTCTGTCGTTGGAGGTGTGGTTGCAATCATTTTCTCATACGCATTGTCAATCGCTCCTGCAATGAGTTCTTTCCAACCCTTGCCCCGCTCTCCTAATAACTGACATTCAATATCCTCGAAACGGTTTCCTTGCCCTGCTGCCGTGATTCTGATGTCCTTTTTGCCCTTTGCTGCAATCAGAATCAAATCGTCGTCGTATGCCTCCATGTAGTAGTCAAATTTCGCATCAAAATTCGGATTCGGATTGATGATGATTTCCGGTTGACTGCTGCCCTCTGTTTGGATGCTCACTCCGATGTATTTCGCATCTGTTGCCTTTGCATTGATAAATATTGCCTTTAACTCGCTTTTGTTCATGCTGCTCCTCCATTCACTAATCTGTTGAGTAACTGTTCATACATGGTCTTGTATGTGTCTCTTTCTGTCTGTAATCTGATTGTGTCCTCTGATGATGTCATATTTGCAATTTTCTTGTTTTCCTCAACGTATACTGCTGCATCCTGTTCAATCTCTGCGATTGTCTCCTCATGCTCCTGCTGCATTGTCTCAATTTCTCTCTTGAGACTGTCGATTTCCTCCTGCTGCTCCTTGATGGTCTTGTAATACTCTTTTGCTGTCTTAATGCCATTATCCAACTGCAAGGAAATCTTGAGAGCAATGTCGATATTCTCCATTTCCTTGTCTGTCGCCTCTCCGATATATGTTCCGATGCGTTCCGTTGATACCGAATAAACCTGCTCACACAATACCGTGCTGATTCTGCCTGTTGACCTTATTGTCACATGTGTCGGGAGGTCTGTTTTTGGCTGTGTGGTCATATATACAACTTCAACAACATTGCTGTTCTCATTGTTCTTGTTGTTGCTAACCACTACCGCCGGACGGTCTGCGTGTTGTTCGCTCCCGTTGTAGGATGCCCCCCCTCTGCTGATATAGAACATTTCGCCTCTTTTGATGTCATTCATGATTATTCCTCCTTTTCTGCTACAAGACCAATGACACACCATCCGTCCGTCAATCCGCTGCATGTGATGTCGTCGTCTTTGCATGTGATTCTCATGTCTGCTGTTTCTCCGGTTGCTTTACCTGCTGCAAATACTACCAATTTGACGACATTTCCGACCTTGAAACCGTCGTCTTTTGTTATCATGTACGGTTTTCTATGTTCTCCCGTGTATTCCTCGAATTTCTCCTTTGATACTCTGATGCTCTTTATCTCCCCCGTTGCATCTGACGGGAGGTTTTTCATTTTCTCCTCCTGCTCCATCTCACGGAGTTTTTTCTTTGTCTCACGGTCGATTGCATCCTGTTCCTCTGAATATCTCTGCTCGTCGGTCTTGTATGCCTCTGTACGGTTCTTGTACTGGTCGCATGAGGTACATGTTCCGGTCTTGACGTTACATGTCTCATATTCGGTGCAGGAATAGCAGATTGATGTGATTCCCTCCGGATGTGGCGTTTCATAATCGTCGCCCGCTTTTGTCTCCGGAGGATTCATGCCGATTTCTGCCTCTGTGTCGGATTCTGACACCTGCTGTCCTGTTGCCTTTTCTGCTTTCATATCTTTCACATCTTTGTGCGTGAGTTCTCCGGTCTCTGTAAATTTCCCCAGTGCCTCCCGCTGCTCGTCCTCTGTCATCCCGCTCAATTCATAGGCTGCGGAAAATGTGAGGCGTTCGCCCTTGAGTTCCTCTTTCCATTCCGGAATCAGATTGTTGTTGACTGCCTCTATTTGAGCAACCTTTGTTTTGCTCATGTGCAGCATTGATGAAATCACCTCTCTCAATCGTCCGGATTGCAGGTCATATCCCTTGATTTTCTTTCCCGCTGCTTTCATACGCTCAAGAGATGCCTTGAGGCGTGTTTCCTCCTCAATCATGTCTGAAACGGTCTTTGTACGGTATGCATTCGCAATTATGATTTCAACCTGCTCCTCGTCATCGTCCTGCGGTGTCGTTAATTTACTGGTCGCAAGTTCAAATTCTTTATATCCCTTTGATACAAGATACTTGAGAGCCTCCCACCGTCTTTCACCTGCCACGATTCTATATTCGCCCATTTCGCACGGTGCATATACAAGTTCGAGGTTCTGTTTCAGTCCATACATGAGGATGTCTCCTGCCAGTTCCTCAATCTGCTCTACACTGTAAAAATTCATATCATTCCGGTACATCTTGAAAATTGAGATGTCCTTTGTCCGGAATCTTGCTCTCGGAGATTCGTCAATCCCCGCTTTGCTGTTCTTGTTGAGTGCGTCTTTCACGCTGAATCCTGCTGCCATCTGTTCAACCTCCTGTCATTACTCTGTGAGTTTCTGTTTCTTTGTCTCTGTACGCTCGACGTTGATTTCACCCTTTGCATTCTGTGAAATTGATGCTTTGACCCCCCCCTCGGAGGTTCAATGTGACCTTTGCAAGTCCTCCGGTGTAAATCTCCTCGACTGCTGCCTTTAAGATGTTCACGATGCCCTCACCGCATCTCTTGTCCGGTGCTGCATTCTCTCCAAACAAGGCAGATACATTCATCATCGCTTTTTCTTTTCTCTGCCTCTCTTCCCATCTTTCGGTTTTTATGTTTGTTTTGATGTTGAAATCAGTGCCTCCGACTTTTTTCATGAATTTTTCTGCATCCGCATATAATTTCATCCAATCGTGTTCTTTCATTCCTACCCCTCCATTTCCTTGAGTAACTCATGCACAACACATCTGTAATCTTGAGACACAATCCCACGCTTTGAAAATTTCGGGAGTGGTATCATTGCCGTTGTGGATTTCTCTGCGATGATAGAACGGCGAATCGGTGTGACAAACATGTCAAATCCGGATTCTGCTTTCAACCACTCCTCAACCTCAAGAGATGTCTTGTTTTTCTGTCGCATTGTCATGAGTGCCTTGATTCTCAAGTCCGGATTGATGTCTCTCAAGTCCTCAATCTGCTCCTCAAGGTTCTGTAATGCCTCGATTTCATATCCCCCGACCTTTACCGGAGCAATAATGAGTTCTGCTGCAATCAGAATGTTAATGACTACCATGTCGAGCAATCGCCCGCAGTCACAAACACAATAATCATATGCACCGGAGACCTCCTCCAACGCCTCACGCAATCGTGTGACTTGATTGTCCTCTGACTTGAGCAGCAGATTCATGTCGGTTTTCATGAGATAGCCATTCGCCGGAATGATGTCAATGTGCGAATAGTCGGTCGGTCGAATCAAATCGCCCGTTTTATATGTACCTCCGACACATTCATGTTTCTCAAGCAATTCACTCATGCCGATTCCGTCCGGTTCATATACCCCGAACGTCTTTGATGTGTCTCCCTGCGGGTCTCCATCTAACACAAGCACTCTTTTCCCCTGCTCCTCGCCCAACATATAGGCGATTGAATCGGATGTCGTCGTTTTTCCGATTCCTCCCTTTGGTGACATTACTGCAATAATTTTCATGTCTTTTCCTCCTGTTTTCCTGTTATTGTCCTGTTATAAATAAATTGTGTAATACAGTTTCATTTGCAATTCTTGAAACTTGAAATCCGGCGTTTCGTCCGGTCGTAGTGGTGACATGAGGTTCAATTCTTTCCATTTCCTGTGAGTAATCTCCGGAACTGCTCTGAATTTCACAACCTTGTCAAATTTATACTGTTCATAGAGTTTGCAGTTCGTGTGACCGACCTCCGGTGCAAATAATGCAAGATAGCCGACGAACATCTCCTCGCCTCCCTTGATGATTCGCAGCATGTCCGCACTCTCTAATGTGTTGAGTAAATCCGCAAGCGTCATGACCTGCCTCCCTTGACTTTCCCATCCTTGAGGATGCTGTTGTTCGGGATGCTCATGTTCAAATTCCTCTCCATGTGCAACGCATCCGATAGATTCAAATATTCCTCAATGACTTTGATTGCCTCCTCTGCTGAATAGCAGGTTGCGACGAAATGTCCTGCTGCTGCCATGTCTGCAAGGAACTCTTTTTGCGTGTCCTGCTGCCTGTTGTTACCGAATTTCATTTCAACGAACAATCCACAGTATGAGCCTTTCGGATATGGGAGGCACAAATCAGAAACACCCGCCTTGACACCCATCTGCTTGAATTTGACTGCCTCTGCTCTGTTCCTGCTGCCTCCGTTCGGTACATGGAACAACCATCTCAATTCCGGATAACGGTTCATGTTCCAATTCGCCCACGACACGACATTGATTTGCTCTGTGTCCTCACTTCTCATTGCATATTTCATGCTCATTTGCCTTTGCCCTCCTGTCTGCATGTGTCATAATATTCGCAGAACAAGCAAACGTGTCTGCAATCCTTGACCTTGAACATCCATGTGAACCGTTGCAGCTTGTACCGCAGTATGTACCCGATTTGTGCAATGTACGGATGTTTCTGTCTGTATGTTTTCATTCGTCCTGCTCCTCCATTTCTAAAATCATAAAAGCATGTATGAAAATGCTCTTGTGTTTCCTGCCGAACTGGTCTTTTGCCGGAGGCACTTCATGCATGTTCTCAATCGTTCTCTTTGCCTCCCACCATCGGCGTGTTTTCCCGTCTCTCGAAATCGGTTTGAAATGTACCTTGACCGTTCCCTTGACGACGGAAAACTGGTCTCTGTCTACCCGCAGGATGTCATCGAATCCCGCTGCCTTGACTGCTGCCTCGGCTTTTCGGAAATACCTCTCTTTCGATTCCGGTTTCCAGTTAAACCTCATTTCCCGACCACCTCCTCAATCTCTTTCATTCTCTGCATGATTGCCGTGTTGTATGAATAGACATACACGCCGTTGTTCCACAAATGTTCCCTTGCACCTCTTTCACCGTAGTTGTACGCTGCAAGTGCATCCTGCACCGTTCCGTATTTCTTGAGGAGATACGAGAGGAAATCAATCCCGACTTTCACATTCTGATATGGGTTCATGAGGTCGGTGCAGTTCAATTTCTGCATCCGGTCGGTGTGCCATTTCTCATATATCTGCATATATCCCTTTGAGTTCCCGTTGTCTCCGGTCTTGTCGAACTCATATCCGGATTCATACTCTATGATTGCCAATACAAGGGCATACGGAACATCGTTTTGCTTGCATAGACATCTTGTGTATATCTGCATTTTCTCCGGAAAATAGCCTTTGTCTGCATACTTCTCCGGCAGGTCGCAGAACACGAATCCCTCAAGGTCATCACTCCCCCAGTCCTCGGACATGGTGTCAAAAACCTTGTATTTGTCCTCGATACTCTCTGTCATCTGTGTCATTGTCTCCGGATTCTGTATCACTTCCACTTGCGTTGTCTCCGGTTTTTCCTCCTGCTGCTCCGGTTCTTTGACATTGAACAATATCACACAAAATCCTGTCAGCAATACCGCAATCAATGCGATGTGAAACGCATTATACAAACCTGCTCTTTTCAATGCCCGTCTTATCCGTCTTATTCGTCTTATTCGTCTTTTCACCTGTCGACCTCCTTTTCCGCATTCGTGCATGTATATAAAACATGCAGTTAAAATCGTTGTAGTACACTGCTGCATTTGTGAAATCCATGTCCGGATACCACTTTTTCAATATCTCCGGAATGGAATCTCTGTCCTTGACCATCTTGTCAACGAATGAGCCTATTTTTTTATAACTGCCTCCCGCTGCCGGACGTTTAGAATGAACGACCTTGATTCGTGGGTCTCTCAATCCCTGCGAACTGTTCCATCTCTTTTCCGACGGAACACGGTTCTTTTCCTCGACGATATAATTCGCCATACCGGACAGACCGTTTTCGTCCGTCTGCAATCGGCGAACCTCATTCCTGCTTGACTGTTTCCAACAGGATTCAACCGTCTCCATGTCTAACGCTCCATCCATGACAATGTGATGATGCCATCTGATTTCCGCATCCGGATTGTATGCGGTCACATAGACATATTTCGCATTCGGGAGACCTCTCTTTTTCCTCTGATAGTTGATGCGTCGGATATACTTTTGCACATTCTTGATTGCTGCATCCACATCCCCGTCCAGTGGGAGATGCTCGTCATCATAGGTCAATGTCATCCAAATATCACGGTCACTGAAATTCTCATTGATTAGTCTCTCAACGTATTTCCTTGCGTTCTTGTCATTCAGATTCTTTTGAGCCTTGTTGTTGTCTTTCTTGATAGTCCTCCCCTCCGGAGGTACTTCATCCATACTTCGGAACTGCGGATATATCTCAATTTCAAACTGGTCTCCTGCTGTTATCTCTTTGAGTGCATATATCACTTTCTTTCGATGTTGGAACAGGTTCTCAATGAACCATTCGTGCATGTCCTCCATCGCTTTGTTATATGCCGCCTCATAATCATACGGGATATATTGCATCCCTCTTTTTCTTGCCATCTGACACAATCCTCCTGTTATGTTTTCGTAGACTTGTTATTATCTATTACAAGGACGATAAAAGTTCCGAAAACCCTTGATTTTATAGACCTTTTCGGTCGCTTTTCAAGTTGCTTTTTTGTGTCAGATTTGCTATAATATTTCTATCAGTTAGCGACTGACACAATCAGTCGATACAAGGACGACCACTGCAATGGTTGTCCTTTTTCTTTTTCTTAATCTCTGTATTCTATTGTCATATTGCCGTCTTTTGCACATCTAATCTCCTTTGACATTCCCTCCGAAATTCCGAATTTTTCGCCGACAATGATTCCGTCGCATCTTCTCAATATGTCCATTCCTGCTGTCAATCCGATATTTCTTTCTTTTTCGTTTTCTTCTGACAAGCACTGCGTCATATATAAGTGAACTGTAATTGCAGCATCTCCTCTCAACAAAATCTCTCTCGTTAGTTCTTTCGCATATTCAATATTTCTTTTTAAAATTTTTTCGCTACCCGCATGATACGGTGAACATATATATATTATTTTCATTCATTTACCTCCTCGAATTTACCGACTTCATTTCCCCAATAATCCCATCCGGCTGCTGCCTGTCTTGCAAATAATTCAATTCGTGGCACATCGCCCGTGAACTCTACAATCCTTTTTCTAACTTCATCCGGTTTTTTGCTGTGTTCTTCTCTCACTGTTTCCACTAACTGTGATACCGTATGATGTACGCTCTTTTTCGGTGGTTTCCCTTTTGTCGCAATCAAACACACTTCACTATTTGATTTAGTATAGAATCCTATTCCCTTGAACCAACTACCGTTTTTATTTCTCTTTACCCAACAAAACCCAATTGTTTTGTATTCAAACCCCCACGCTTTGATTGTTGCAAGAGCCTCTTGCAATTTCGGGAAAGTCGCCCACATGAATAATATGCAGTTCTTGTCTGCAATTCTTTCAACTGGTAATTCCTCAATATCCTTTTGTTTCATCGTTTCGTAATGTGCTTTTGCTGCCCCCTGCTTTTTATTACACCACTGTTGATAAGACCATGGCGGGTCTGCATAGATTACATTGTATTTTTTGTTTGTGTTGTAAAGATTTACTTCCATTCTTTTTCCTCCTATTTGTCAGACACCTGCTGCAACAAGTGCCTTTTTCTTTGTTTTTGCTCCTGCTATGTACTGCCCCGCCGTTATGACGGGGCATTTTCATTAAACGGCTGCAACCGCCTCTTTCTGTTCCCATCTGCGACGCTCCTCTGCTTTTCCTGCTGCCTTACCCTCGGCATACGCAGACATCACCATAATGGTCATTGATTTTCCCTCAAGGTCGTCAATATTCATGAATTTTTCTGCCATGCTCTCAATCACTGCCTTTTTCTCGTTTCTCGTCATTTTTCAACACCTCCTCGGATTCGTTCAATCTCTTTTTCTATGTTCTTTCCGGAATAATCTGCAAGCAGTTTTTCCGAAATGTGATACGTCCAAATTGAGGACATCTGCACCGCCGTTCCTATCGGGAGTTTTCCCTGCTGCATTGCTACCCTCACGAATTGCGGTGACACATTGAGGATTGCTGCTGCCTCTGTCGGCAATATTCGTCCTATATCCATCCTGTTTCCTCCTGTCGGTGGTTCTCTCGGTCTTTTCATCCCGTCCACCTCTTTTCCGGCAATGTATACCGTGTTGATGCTTTTCACATTAAAAATCATCGAAAACCTGTTGACCATCCACGCACTTTTTAGCAGGTGCGACCGCTGCCATGTTTCCCACGGTATCGCTGTACGATGTCTTTCGGCTTGCCATCGTCAGAGTGTCGGTTGCCATCCGGACACTGACGGGGCGACTGCTGCCCCGTTTCGGCTTTAATAAAAAGAATCTTTCTCCATTTCGTCGTCAACTTCTTTCGGTATCGGGATAGGCTCGAAATCATCGTTTTTCCCCTCCCAATAATCAAATAATTGTTGTATGTACTGATTCAACTCCTCTACTCTGCACATTTTTGCACCTCCTGTTCTTATTCGTTCACTATGTTCTGTATTCCTGCCATTGCTAACGCAAGAGTTGTCTTTCCTCCGTTTGCCTCTTTTCCTCTCCTCATTAACGCACTATGTATTTCAGACGGTAGATTTTTTGTTCCTGTTAAAACTGCGATGCATTCGTCGTATTCAAGAATGTTTATCAGTTCGAGAGCCTCTTTTACTGTGTTTAATTTGTCTATTGATTTGTTTACTAAATCCTGTCGTGTCATTGTTTTGTACCTCCTGTGTTCTTTGTAAGAACAGTATAATTCTTTGAAAGAACATTGTCAACACTTTTTTGTTCTTTGAAAGAACTTTTTTATTGATTTTTGTCTCTTTCGGTGTTATGCTTTAGAAAATAGAGGAGGTGATTTCACATGACACAAGGCGAACGAATCAGAGAAGTGCGAAAAACACTCGGTCTCACCCTTGAAAAATTCGGTGAGAAAATAGGAATGAAAAAGAACTCTGTCAGTCAAATTGAAAACGGAAAAAACTCCGTTACTGAACAGGTTGTCAAATCAATCTGCCGTGAATTTAATGTTGATTATATATGGTTGACTACTGGTGACGGTGAGATGTTCGTTGATACCGACGATGATTTCATCGAAAGAATTGACCGCATCATGGCAGGTGAGGACGATGCCCGCAAGAATCTTTTCAAGGCATTACTTGAGGCAAGTGACGAGGACATCGCAGCATTTCAAAGAATCATAGATTTATTTGCATCAAAAAAAGACTGACAGTCTTTCAACTGCCAGTCTCATGGGTGTAGAGATACAACACGAATTTGTATATCCTCTTGAGGATGCGTTCGCTGTGTATCTTTCCGACTATTTCGACAATAGCCTCTTTGTAATTCAAGGGAGACACCACCCCCTTTCCGAATTGCATTGTATCATATATTTCCATGATTGTGGAAATATCGAGGTTGATTTCCATAATTGTGGAAATCGTTCCTCCTGCTGCCGGAATCTCGCTGCGTTATGGTACAATTATTTGTATTCGGATTCAAACAGGTCGGTGATGTTCACGCCTAATGCAATCGCTATCATTTCAAGTTGAAACAATGTCGGTGACACCTTACCATTTTCGATGTTGTTTATCGTGGATTTTCCGATTCCGGATTTCTTCGATAACTCCATCAATGTG